AGGTAGGTGTCCGCGGACTCTTGGGCCGTTGGCATGTATAGCGGGTGAAAATTGATTGTCCACTCATCCGGGACCGGCTCTCCCCGATTTTTGCGGACTGCAAAAAGAACCGTCAAAAGCTCATTGAGGACCGGGGTGAGTTGGAGTTTTTGTTGGGACGCGGCCCAATCCAAATAGGTCCGGGTCTCACTCTCCCCGTTTGCGTTGAGACCTCCGGGAGACTCACCCAAGAGGACCCCGCGCGTATAAGGGGTGGCACGGACAAGCGCGTCCACGAATTTGTCCACCAATTCTTTGAGGCCGGACACACTCCGATTGACCTCCACAAATTCGTCTTCCGTGTCCAATGCTAGGACGTGGAGACTATCCACGCTCATCCGGAGTGTTTCCATTACAGCCCGGATCTCTGATTGAGCTTGATCGCTCCCGCAAAGTTGCTCACGTAGTCCGTTCAATTTGTAAACTTGAATTGAAATATCGTGCATCACCGATCGGCAATAACCCATGACCTGACCAAGCTGATCTAATTGCGTATAGATCCGGTCAAGCACGGACGGCCCCCACCCATTTTTCTCAATCATCCGATTAGGCGCAACGCGAACACCGTCAAAGCGGATCACCCGTGAGCGGTGGACCCTTTTTGGTTTTTTGTCTTGGGCCCCCACGGAAAAGCCGGCGATCTCATACCACTCCGGACGCCTAAAAGCGCGGGCCCCAAGTCCGGGATTGAATCCCACGGGGGTCACAAATTGGGACTCAATGACTTGGAGAGACGAGAGCTTATTGGCTTTGTTGAGGTTGAGCTTGGTCTCCATGCTCCCCCCGTCATTGACCACCATAATGAGGAGGGCTCCACCGTATAAACGAGACCACCGCCACGCATCCGCCACCGCGTTGAGCGCGTCCAAGTCCTCCAATTCACTTTGGACGGAGGCAAAGTCCACGGCCTCGTCCTCCCCCGTCAAAAAGAATCCCTCCCGCGTGGCGTCATCCACCACGCGGTCCACCACGCGGGCCGCGATTGCGTCTTGCTCGTATAGGCCGGAGAGGGTCTCCGCGTCTAGGGACTCCCTCTCTTGGAAAAATCCATAGGAGGACTTATCTTTGGCGCCGGCCAATCCGGTGATCGCGTTGGCGTAAGAGTCCGCTTTGTAGGTCGGAGTGGTCATTTTTGAAATTCCTATAGGTAGGCCCGGAGAGGTCCGGCCGGTCTTTTGTCTGAGAGGAGGAGAGCATGGAAAGCCCAGACCAACGCGTCCAAGCGGTCCGGGCTTTTGGAGGAGGTGGGATCCCACGTGGTGAGCTGATCTTCTAGCTCCGGGAAGTGTCCCACGTGGGAGATGAGTCCGCGTTCATACAGCGCGGCCACCGGCTCCGCGCGGGTCACTTTGCCGCGGGACGCTCGCACGGGTGTCACGTGGACGCGGTGATCAAGTCCACGGATATTTTGGACCACCAAGTCCCCTCCGTTGTTGACCTCCGGGACAATGCGGTCCGCTTTCCAACGGTGGTGGCAAGCAATTGCCATTTTTCCCCATTGGAGCGGAGACCCCCTTAGGCTCCTATCGTCTAGGACGTATCCGCGGCCGTCCGTGTCAATCCCGGCCACTACAATCCCCGTCTCATCGCTGTTTTTGTTGGCGGTGACAGCCGGGTCCACGGCCACCACCACGCGCGTGAGATCTACGGGGGCCACGGAGACGCGATTCTCCTCAATGCTCTCCGGAGTCCAAAGCGCGTTCTCGTTGGTGGAGAGATACTCCCCAAGCAATTCTTGGCGACCAATCCGGGTCCCTTCGTAGTGAGCGCGGAGGCCCTCCCGGACGGCCTTGGAAAGATAGGAATTGTCAAAGGTGCTCGCGCGGGTGGTGACGCTCCCCACCTCATCCTCCAAGGCGCGGAGTTCCGACGCGGGGAGAGGGGTGGTTGTGAGCATGGCACGAGCCCACCCAACGCGGAGGGCCGGCTCAATGACCTCCCACCACGTCCGCGCAAAGTCCACCCAGTGGGCCGGCTCGTCCGCCCAAACCCAAGCCCAATTTGCTCCGCGGAGGCTCTCCGGCTTGTCCGCGGAATAGATGCGCGCGCGGACCCCGTTGGGGTAGGTGAGGAGTCCGTTTCCCGGCTCCCACACGGGACGAAAATCCGGGGCCGCGGTGGCGATGATTCCGGACGGGCCCTCTACCATGGTGAAACGCGCATCCGCGTGGGTCCGGCCGATGATTCCAATTTCACCCGTCCGGATCTTGCTCCGCTCACGCGCCACCTCATTGGTGGTCTTTGCGCCCGTGTACGTTTTACCCGTGCCACGTCCCGCGCGAAAAACCCACCTCCGCCAATCTCCCGGTGGTGGCTCTTGGTAGGGCAGACGCCAAAGCCTCCAATCAGACAAAATCGCCATGGCCTCCTCATGGTCTAGAGATCCAACCAATTTTTGGATTCTGGCCTCCGTGAGAGTCCCAAAGCGCGTCACGATATCCGGGAGCATGAGAGCCTTCTAGGAGTCCAAGAGGGTCCGGAGTTTTTCCGCCAAGATCTCCAACGCGTCCACCTTGGACTCCTCCCCCGTCTCATCGTCCACGTGAGCGTTAGGATTCTTGGAATACAATTTGTTATATCGGCGCTCCAAAAACCACTGCTTAGCTTGCACGGAATCGGAGCCAATCACATCCTGCAATAGGAGTTGGTGACACCGGGCCTCCGCTTTGTCCAGTTCCCGGACAAGTGTGGCTTTGACTGTTACGTGGGTCCGCTTGCCGGCCGCGTATTCCCTCATCTCCTTTTTGCCTTTTTGGAGCCAAGAATTCCACGTGTTGAGCGGAATCCCTAAGCGCTTGGCGGCGATCCTGCGATAATTTCCCGCCTCAACAATGCGGCAAGCCTCCGCCACAATGTCCTCCGTGAGGGATAAATTGAAGGCCTCATTGTAGGTGGCCCTTTTCTTGGGTGGCCCTGAGGATTTGGCGGCCTTTTTCTTTGCCGGCCCGGAGGATTTGGCGGCCTTTTTCTTTGCGGCCTTTTTCTTTGCCGGCTTTTTCTTTGCGGCCTTTTTAGGTAGGGAGACCACTAGTAGACCCCCTCCACCGTGAGCACACCCGCGCTCCACTCCACCCCGGTGGGCCCACCCGTGTGGGTGGCCATTGCCAAATCAAAGACACGAGCACCCGCGGAGGGGAGTGTATATCTCGCGCGAAAAGTGATTGTCTTTTCATACGCGTTTGGGCGGCCTCCCGTAGTCACGGCCGCATTGGTGAGGGCCATAAAGATCTCCGTGGTGAGGATTACAACACCACCCGCGGTCTGATCTTGGAATTGAATCTCTATTGAATTGAGGGCCGCTCCCACGTTCCGGAAAGACGCGGTGAAAGTTAGCTCCACGTCCCCCGCAATCTTTGGACCGTTGAGGATTCCCAAGGTCACAAAGTGGCCGGGTTCAACTACAAAGGCCGCGCCATTTCTCGCGGACGCCAATCCGGTGGTGGACTCGTGGACAAAGCCGCCAAGGCTTTCGTGGACTCTCCGCGTGGATGCGTCCCGCCTATAGCTCAAGAGTCCGGTGGCGGAGTCTGGGTATAGGTCACCATCCACCGGAGTCCCCGGGTCCACTTGGGGGTCTAGGTGGAGCCCGGACCGGGTGGCGTTTCCAGCGATCCACGCGCCGTGCCCATTGGTGGACGTGCCCCAAAGTCCCGTCCCGTCCACGGACGCTCCCAAGACCGCGGAGTGTGTGAAATTGGAGGGGTCCGCTCCGGCTTGCAGGTTGAAGCCGGCCACCCCCACCCCGTCCCCTTGCGTGGTCTCACCTAGCACGCCAAAGGTCCCCGGATTGGCCGCGGAGCCCACCCCATGACACCCGGCAAAAGATCCGATCTGACAAGTACCCTCAACCCCGTGGCCGTTTCCGGTGGCGTCCCCCTCGACTCCATTCCCGTCCGTCCCTCCGGCCCCAATGACTCCCGGGCCCGTTAGGTTACCCGTCCCGGAGACTCCCGGGCCAGCCACCCCGGTGTGGACCCCCTCCACCCCAGCGCCGGTCCCCGTGTTGGTGCCACGGACGGCCGCAAGTGTTCCGGACGCGGTGGCCGTGATTGCAAAGCCTCCCGCGATATTTGTGAAACTACCAGCGAAAGCGGTGGCTCCCGCGTTGGTGCTAACCACCAAAGCTCCGTCTCCTCCCGCGGTCCCACCCAAGACGGTGGAGGCCACACGGGACACTCCAAGCGCGTCCGTCTCAATGAGATGAGCGTCCAAGCCGGGGAGATTGGACCCGGCCGCAAGCCACCCGGACCAATCTCCAAGGATGTTGAATTGTTGATTGACTTGCTCCGCGCTCACTCCGGTCCCAGGGACGTACCCATTGGGGATATCCGGGACCGGGAGTTTGGTTGGGAAACCAACCGCGGGACCTAACGAAAAATTGAGGTTTGTGGCGTGGGTAAAAGTGGCGCTTGGTTTAATTGCCATGAGAAATCATCCGCAAGGTTGAGAGCCGATCGGAATAGTTAGGGACCAAGTGGCACACGGGACCACGGGGACGGAATCGGAACACCAATCCCCCCCACTTGGGACCACCACGGAATCCGAATTCCAAAGTGAGTCCGCGGCCAAGACAAAAGTGATTTGGCCCAAGACCCCCGCGTAGAGGGCCACACAAATAAAATTCACCAGGATCAGGAGTTCCGACAATACCAAGCCGGGGACATCCAACGAAAAAGAGTAGGGGGGGAGATTGGAAAGAGTGATCGGCGGAGCCAGAGGTCCCACGAAGGTCCGCGCAATTTTCAAAATGTTATTGTGCGTCCCGGTCCAATTGGCGTCCTCTCGGATGGCGGAGAGGATGAGATCAATTTGGATCTCCAAAAAAACACGGTAGCGCGCGTCCGGGTATCCTTGGCGCGGGAGGCCCACCACGGCCCCAATGAAATCCAATTGTTGTCCGGTGGCCGTGGTGACATCAAAACCCAAGCTAACGTCTTGGGCCACGTCCGCGAAGTGTCCAAGGCCCTCCACAAAAATACAAATGAGGTCCCGGAATTTGCGGTTGGACGTTTCATCATCCATTTGGATGAGGACGCGCTCATCCGCCAAGGCGCAAAATTCCTTTGGCCCGGTCCCGGAGCCCAATCCCCAAAGGGAGCAAAGACTCCAAAGCTCTCCCCATTTCATGGTAGGACCACCACGTCCACGTTGACGGACTCAAAGGAGGGCCGCTCCCGGATTCCGATTTCCACCGGGTCCGCATAGGGCCCCACCAAGGCCACGCGGGAGAGTTCCACCAAGACGCTCACCACCCCGGAAATTTCTCCGCTCTCTTGGAGTTCGGAGACCACCGCGGAATATTGGAAGGCCAATTGATTTTGACCAATCCCGGAGAAATCCGCTTGGGCCTTTTCTAGGATTGTCTCCGCCACCACGGCCGCTAGATTGACGGAGACGGGGTGTTCCGTCCCGGTGGTGTCCACCGTGATTTTGACAAAAACGTCCACCTCAGAAATGAGATCAAAGGCCACGGGTTGGAGGACCCCCTCAGAGTCCGGACGCGTGAGGGAGAAATCCGTCCCAAAAGCCTCACCACCTGCGCCAAGTGAGGAGAGTATGGAGTCCGCGATAGCCTCTTGCAAAGCCACCGGGGGAGGGGTGGGATTTGTCTCCACCACCACGTTGGCCGCCTTGAAGGGGATTCCGTCCGCGTCCACTCCCGGGGTGGCGGGGTTATGATAGACGCGGACGGAGGTGACCCCATCCACACGGGAGACCACCGCGCGAATGGCCGCAAGGCCGCCAACATTCCCTCCGAAAAGCTCCACTTGGCGCCGGATGCGGAAATCAACGTCCGTCTCTTGGAGCCGGCCGGGGTCCGCATCATCCGCGGGATTGGTGACACCACCCACGGCCGCGTTGACGGTGACCAAAGACCAATTTGTCCCCGCATTGGCTAGCGTTGGGCCGGGATCTACGGCC